TAAGCCGACTCCAGGTGAGTCTGAATGTTTAACTTACCAATCACTCCAATCCCACCACTCTTTAGCCTAACTTCCAGAGTCTTACCTGGACTCCCACAGATATATAAGTCTACTGCTCCTCTATTGTCTGTTAAGTCTAAGTCAAAGACTTCCTTATCTCCATCCTTTACAATAATACCACCTTCTGCTGAACCCGCTCCACTATATGAATACTGAATAGCATCAAGAACATTATAGCTATTCTCGACGGCTTTCTTAACGATAGCTACATCAAGACCTGGACCAGACTTATCTTTATCTGTATTCAGGCCATTGGTTGTAGCTAAAGCCGGGTTAATCATTTTAACAAGCATGTGATTATCCTTGGAGTAGACTGGGGAGTCTTTTCCTTTTTAGTTAGGGATTGGAGAGAACGCGATGCCTTGCAACCTGACCCCAATAAGCATGGGATGGAGGAATAGAACTCTCATTACCAAACTCTTCGAGAGTATCCCCAATACCTTCTAACAGAGACTTCAGTTCAGCTTTCCTGTCATCTTCTGCTTTGGTTGTCTTAGCCAACACAACAGGAGGATTCAAAGCCTGAAACATTCTAACTTCAGAAGCAGGCTTCTCTGATTGAGTCTCTGGTGGATTAGCTGGATTGGAAGGATTCTGCGGCCGGGTTACTGGACTCAATGGATTGTTAGGATTAGCTAACACCGTTGGGTCATTCTCTTTTGGAGAACCTTCCAATGGACCAAATCCAGGACGGACTAAATTAATATCAATAGCTCCATCAGGAATAGCCATTGGTACTGCTTCCTTTGGGGCAGGAGGAAGAGTAGTGGTAGAAAGAGTTGGCTTTGCCTGAACCGGCTCTACTGCTTTAGTAGAAGTAGGTCTTACTTCAACAGGTTTAGTAGGCGGTGGCGTTGTCATCTTTGGCTGGTCGGTCATTTCTTTATCTCCTGTAGGTTCCACTTACGGACAGAGTGTTTAGCTGAAAGTCCGATGCTGTAGCTTCTCGAAACAAATTACCATTCACAAGAATCTGAACAGCAAGGAACGGAGAGAACGTTGAGATTGGATAGCTAACCGGAGTTGCATCCAATGAAAGAAAGAGTGTAGTGCTAGACGTTTGGAAATTAACAATGTAAGGTAACGTCGTATTAACTTGAACCAATCCGTCTACAGAATTGTTATACCTTACCTTTACTGACGCTGCATTACCGACTACTCTGAACTCTATAGTATCTTTACTTACATTGATAGGAGTCCCTGTTGAACCTGGGTTATTAGAATAGTAAGTCGAAGATGGCTCAGTCGGTCCTGGAACATAAACTCTAGTGCAAGAAGACACAAACAACAGAGCCAACATCAGATACTTCATACATCACCCACATAGAGAGTAGAGAGGACTATTCCCCCCTACTTGTTCTTTCTACTTATGAATCTACTTTGGTTCCGCTGTCTCTGGCAAAGTGTTATCTACTTCTCCACCCGGCAAAGAATTGTCTGGCACTAAGATAAGGCCAACACAAGCCAACCACTTCACAATGAACTTCTTCCCAGGAACAATGGGACCAGGAGTGGGATAACCACCACCAGGTAATTCATTGCTAGGAATAGTCGGGTCGAATGGGTAGACTGGAAGAGTCGAGATGTGTCCACCACCTGGAAGTTCATTGGATGGATAGACTGGATTCCCTGGAAGTGAGTTATCTGGAACTCCACCACCAATAGAAGGAGGACCGTCGAGGAAAGTGATTAGAGCAAACTTTGCATTCATTCTTTTTCTCCTATACCGTTATTGCCTGGTAGTTCTTTTCTTCCTTCATCTGCGGGACATTGATAATGATAGCGGTTCTATTTCCCCGCCTTTCATCTCTAGACCCACTAACACGGTCCAAAATCTTAGACATATCGACAGCAATCTTACTTGCCTCTGTCGCGTCCGTGTTGCTTAGGTTATTAGAAACATGACCCAGCGCGGCTGCCAGATTAGAGATTAGCTGGTCTTGAATCTTTTGTGTCGATTCAATCTTCTCTTCAGCAATCTCTTCCTTACTACGGCGAACATCATCCCTTAACTCTTTATCCAACCCAATAGTAGGAGAAGTTAATCCACGGCTCGCATTGGAAACAGTCATCTGAGAGACACCCATTAGTTCAGCTATATTCTTCTGGGAATCAATCTCAGCAAGACCACCAATTAAAGCTCTCTCATTGTGGGTTAATCTCTTTTCCCCACCTTCTCCATTCTCATCCTTTTTAGAACGAGTCTTTCTCTCGCGCTCAATAACAAGAACTTCTGTCTTATTTAATCGTTCCGCTAATTGTTCCTTTGTAATATACATCTTACACCCCTACGGCAGTCACCACATTACCACAAGTCAGTCGTGAAAACAAGCCCATAAACATTAGTGTTTTGCGCTGTCCACAAACTGTCCACAAAATGGGACGTCCCTAGATTTTTCTTTCTAAAATTTTTTGGAGCTTTATTTATTTGGTTTTTATGTATTTGGAAAGTAACAATCAGTATGTACCTTTCCCGCAGGGCGGGCGAAATGGAACCAATCCCAATCGGGGCATACCCATACCCAGTAGGTGTATGGATAGTCTTTCGCTGTAGTGTATACTCTTCCTAGGTCGAAACCGCTCAAGACAAGACAAGAGACGGAATCGAATGAGGCGGAGTCTCACGAATACACAAGAGACAGACCGGCCCTCGGCTGACTGACTTGGCAGGAATCCATCCCTGACCGTTAGCACCGATGCGGACCTTTGACAATTGAATAGAACCGGCATCCGAGAATAACCGGCATGTGTAGGGTAGCTGCAAGCCTATAGAGGCGAGGACCAGTGATACCACATAGCAAGGGCAGTATCCGATGTCGTGATTACTAGCGGACTATAGTTTGCGGACTAGCAACCCTGACTATAGACAAGCCGTGAATCCCATTGGGCTACCGGGCATGTGATTCCACAATCACTTTTCCGTAGGAGTTTTATGGGTAACATATTCACCGCTACCGCAGCACTCGTGATGCAGAAGTTTTCCCGCATGGGAAAGGCTGCCGAGGGATTCTTTACGCTGGCAGTCTTTGGACGGCCTAGCACTCTCGTCAACGGCATTGTGAAAGGACCGCTGGATTACAAGCATGTCCACGGTCTCTCTCTTGACGAACTTGTCAAGATGACCGCTCACGTTGCACCAGCGCAGGAACTCATCTGCTTTGCTTACGACGAATACCGTAAGCGAAACAACGGCATGGGCAATCAGGTAGAAGAACTGGCGAAGCTTTTGGCTGACCAGGGCTTCTGCCACTTGAACTATTCCGAGAAGATGGCACAGACTTTCATTGCCAATCTGAAGACTCGGAATGAAGAGAGAGATGCCGATGTCGAAGAGATGATGATGCCCGAATACATCGAAGTTCGTCGGGCAATCATGAAGAAGCAGGGACATCAGTTTTACACCTTGCCGACCGTCAACACAAACGGTGTCGTTTCCAAGCCAGTAGAAGAGAAGCCTATCGAAGTCGATTCGGCTGTCTCCACTGACATGGCGCCCCGTCTCGTTCACAACAACTAATCACTTTGCTCGGTAGTCGAATGGGGTTCACGGCTTGTTATCCGCTCTTTTTGTGGGCTTTGTTGGTAGGCTAGAAAGTGAATAGCCTATGCCGAATAACATCGTAGTAGCTCCAATCTCTTCCACTCCACGCCAAGAGAGTCTAGAAAGAGTAATAGACGCTCTCAACGAGGGAGATGGAAGTGTGATGTGTCTTACCCTAGAGAACATCACCGTCGGCGACGCAATGGTCATTACTGATTGCATTAGGTCAATCCACAATGCAAAAAGGAATGCCAATCGTCGTCTCGCCGCTCTGCAAGCCTGGTAGAGAACGCAGTCAACCCTTCAGCCTACCTATAAAGCTCACAAAAAGACTAAAGTGAGTGTGTTTTGCTCGGAAGCACTCCAAGATACTGCTAAGTTACTGTGTATTGACTGTAGTATTGACTGGTATGCGACTGTAGACTTACTGGTATGTCCTCGGGCAGCCATAGGGCATCGAAAAGTGGGTTTGGCCCAATGTTTACGGGCCTTTTTCGATACCCATACCCATACACACCCTGCCAAGTCTAGGGTATAGTGATTTGTCCTCTTTTGGTGACGGTGTGGGGGGTTCTTCTTTATATATATATAAAAAAATATATACATAAAGCATAAACACAAAAAGACTGCCCCAAAAAGAGGACAGATTGACACCGGGGAAAGTCTATGCTATACTCCCGTAGGGGGGCTTGGCTAAGTGACCGCGTGGCAAGGGTTTACGGGCGAACGGATACCCGAAAACCGGGCAAAGACATCTCAGTCTTATACCAGTCTTATACCAGTCTGATTACAGTCGAATGACAGTCAGATAGCAAACCTTTGGGAGTCATTCCAAAAAAGTCCACTCCTTTTAAGGAAGAGAAAGGTCTTTACAGGCTGAATTAGGCAATCAGAAGGCACTAATACCTGATTATCTAATCCATTCTGTAAGGACTGGAGCAAAAGACGACATCGTATGTGCTCTAACTGAGTGGAGAAAGGAGTCTCAAGGAAGTGGTTAAGGTTCGATTCTACTCTATTGGCAAAGACTTTCAGGTTCTCGAAACAAAGAACTATGAGTCTAAGTCAGCGGCAATCATGGCTGCCACTAAACATGGCATCGACGGCGGATACTCAAATGTCCGTCTTGTTAGTGACGAAGACGATTACGAAGTCAGGGTCACAGCAACAACGCCAAACGGTAGGGCTGGCAGAAACATCGCGGCAATAGAGTTTGGGTGGGAGGAAGAGTGACAGTCAAGTGTGGTTGCGGCGGAAGATATAGACGAACAGACATTAAGACTGTCTGGTCCGAAGAACTAAAGCGGACTGTCTATGCGGATATTGACCCGCTCGTTGCACATTGGAAGTGTGACGGGTGCAAGTCAATCAGGACACAGAGAAAGAGACAGGGTAAAGCCAATGCGTAAGTTCTGGCTCTCTCTTCGTTGTCTCTACTACATTGTCACGATGATTACCTTCGTGACATTCCCATTGATTGCTAATGGGATGCCTGCCTCAATCGCATATCTCTGTTACTTCATTACAGGGATGTGTGGTTTGTTGTTTGTGATGGATTTGGTGCGTGGATGAAGTTCCACAAAGTTCTCGCCAAATACTACATCAAGTGGTTTCAAGACTGCCACAAGTCAGCAATCTATTGCGAGAATAAAGGTGAGCCTTTACTCGCAAGGCAATACCTCGATGATGCTCGCAAGTATTTGAACATCATCATGGAGAACTGGGATGCCATTGAGTTCTTCAGCATTGGAGAGAATGCCCACAAAGCAGACAAGTATCTCCCTGAAGAGTTCAGAGGCTACGAGTAAGACTTTCACTCATATAGAAAGGGGGTAATATGAAAGCCTGTGAGTTCTGCGGAAAAGAGCTTCTGAAGGACATGAAAGAGAATTGTGATTGTCCTGAGTGCAAGAAGTGTGAAGGACTGCCGACATTCTGTTCTGAGAAGTGTGCATTGTCCTGGGTTCAATACATTGTGTTGAATGAGAAGAAAGCTCAGGTGATGCACTAAGGAATAAGGAAAGGTAATCCCTTTCCTAAAGTCTTTCAAGGAAGATTTTAGGAAGGGAATTAGCCCTTCACTCTATAGGGGAAACCTATGATTATCCACCAGCGACACGCCGATTCGCTTGTGCGTAAGATGGAAGCATCGCACTTTAACTTCTATCTTACCGGTTCCAGATTCTTTGGCGGTCATACACCGACATCGGACTGGGATTACTTCGCTGACATCAATGCTGTGGGTCTTATTGCCTTTTTGGAGTCTATCGGATTCCAGAATGATGATGTGGCACTGGACCAACAGTATGATGATGTGAGTATCGTTCGAGTCTTTTGCTACAACGATATTCACATTCAGCTTGTCCACAACGCCATTCTGAAGAACCGAGTTCAGAACATGTTGAGAGACAATGTTCCCATGAAAGCTCTCCCTAAGTCAGAGAGAAAGCACATGTGGAACTTTGGCTTCCGAGTCATCATGCACCATCTCGGGGAGTTTCAGAAATGAGAAGAGGGAGAGGAGTAATCCTTTCCTTATCTTGATTAGTCTATACGGATTACTCAAGTTAAGGAAGTGATTACACTTCAGAAAGGAGTATATATGAATCTGGGTGACGTTACGGGCAATCTCATGGCAATCAAGTTCATCCGTAATCTTCCGGTTATTATCGAAGAGATTACGGTTGACGAAGCTGGCACTAAAGTCCAGAGAATCCGGACAGACATTGGTCTCAAGGAAGCTAAGGACTTTATCGAGAAGGTAAAGACTTTCGACCCGGCTCTCAACAACGCCATTCTCTCAGACAGACAGACAATCAACGCATTGCGCGATGAAGTCCAGCGTTTGACGAGAGAGAGAAAGAAGATGCCGATGAAAGGTATTGGAATCTTCGGCGGCGAGTGGCTGACACCATTGGGGCATAGTTAGTCCCATATCTTTATATAGAGAGGGGGTGATATAGAAGATGGCAGACAAAGAGATAATCCTTGTTCGTGGATTGCCGGGTGCAGGTAAGACTACAGCGGCATACAATCTCACGAACACTGTCTTTGAGGCAGACGATTACTTCTACATTCTCACCGGGCAATACAAGTATAACGCCAGTGAGATTGGCAAAGCTCATGGTCATTGTCAAGAGAGGACAGAGCTTGCCATGCAAAAAGGGATTAGCCCTATTGCAGTAGCAAATACCTTTTGCTGTAAGTGGGAGATGATTCACTATCACAATCTCGCTAAGCAGTATGGGTATTCCGTAAGGGAAATCACTATCGACTATGGACATTCGGTCGAGTGGTTGGCAGAGAACAATCTCCATTGCGTTCCATTGGAGAAGATTCAGCAGATGAAAGACAGGTGGGAGGTTTAGTATGGGAAACAGTGGCATGACTCTCTACATTGTCTTTGCTTCAGACACAGACCTTGTTAAGCGTTACGATAATGTCGTTCGCTTCAACAAGTGGGACAATGGCGACGTAGTTATCACATCCATTGTCGATGGCGTGTTAGTCAATACGTTCTTCGATGATGTCATTTCGGTGGAGTCCAACTAATGAATACTTGGACAATCGAAATCAAGGGACATACCACACCGTTAGTGACACTCAAGGATGTCATTAACATGTGGATGGGTTACGACATGTGGACGTTCGTAACCAAGGATGATAAGACCTATTCTTATCTTCTCATTGATACGGATTACGTTCGTATCATCTTCGACAAGGAGCCGATGTAATATGGAAAGACCGCCGATGACACTCTCTCAGTGTGCCAAGTTCGATTGGGAAAATGGGCTTAGAAGTAAGCTCACTGGATGGGGCAAGATTTCCCAAATCCGTAGAGAGAAAGGAATCTCAAGGAAGGCCAAGCGGTTGAAGAAGAAAGCGCAGGAGCAGAACTAGATAGTATCTGTTCCTAAGTCTACCAAGATTTAGGAACAGAGTAGTATCTATTTCGGATACTGGAAAGGAGTTATATGATAAACGAAGTCATCAAGAAGCTACGTAAAGCTGCCGATGCACTCGATGAACTAATGGATGTAATGCCTTCCGCTAATATTCGTGCCGCCCGGTCCATTAGAACTAAAGTGGATAGGAATCTCAAGGAAGAAATGGCATACGGTAAGACGCCTATCCTTCTAAAGACAATGTCCACTAAGAAGAAACACTGGACTCAGACTAAAGCAGGAAAGAAGAAAATGTCTCTTGCTCAGAAAGCAATGTGGGCAAGGAGAAAGGAAGCTAAGTAATGCCACGATGTGAAGACTATCCGTGTTGTGGTCACGAAGCTGGCGATTGTCCAAGCCATAGAGCAGATGGTTCTGAAGTATGGACTTGCGTGGAGTGTAGAAAGAAACTTCCACGTAATGCTCGTAGTTCAATCTGCAATAGCTGTATGCGTAAGGCAGAGAGACGAGCTGCAAATGGCGAAGACATGTTTCCCGATAGGGATTACTAAGTGATTAACGAAATCACACCGGGGTTACAATCATATCTCTATGAACTCTTCGATAAGCAGGAAGAGTTAGAGATGCAATTGTTTGCTGTGTTAAGTGGAGAACTTGGAATAGGTAAGAGTGCAATGTCTCTTCACTTACTCCATGCCCATGTGACACACCAAATAAAGCATGTGCTTACTGAGTCGAAAGACTGTAGGCACTGCCAAGCAAAGACGAAAGGAGCAGAGCTAATATGACACTTGAAGAAGCAATCGAGTCTATCAAGAAGCTGGACAAATACTTCCAGCATATTGAAGCTGAGTATCGTCGAAAGACTGAGGAGATACATGCCAAGGCACAAGCGCAAGTGGAAAGTTCTCCGAAGACAGAAACCAATACCGGGCGGTAGAGATTCTCTTCCAGCCTGTGTATTGAAAGAGATTCGCATAGCAGTAGAGAAAGAGGCTATGAGACACGGTGTTTCAAAGTCTTTCGTTATTGCTGTTGCGTTGGCAAGGGCATTCAAGATAGACGAACAGGAGAAGCTATAACGATGACATGATTGGTGAATGTAAGTGCTGCTCCAGAGAAACAGAGGATGAACATTATATCTTTTGTGACTCTACATGCCAGCTCATCTGGTATTACCTAAAGGAAGTGGATATGGGACAGTACGACATTGACATGGAAGTCTACAAAGCATGGCTAGAGGAGAAAATCATAGCCATTGAAGCCATGTCCACGCGGGAAGAGATAGAAACAAGGGTGCGTGAGATTCAGAAGATAGAGTTCCTTGCTAAGAGAGAGTGGGCATTGCTCCACCAGCATTGGGACAAAATCACTGGTCGAAAGGGAATCGCACCTTGGATTAAAGCCGAGAGAGATGGCTTTATTACTGACCCAAACATTAAAGTGGATTGGGAAGGTGACCCGCGCAAACGAGACAAGAAACCTAAAGTCAAGAATGATTTGGGTGAATTGCTCGGTATAGACATGAGCGACCTGAACCAGAAGATGAAAGCAAAAGAGAGGGAGAAGAAGGGTTTAGTTCCCACTGGTCAGGAGAAAGAGAAAGTGATTAAGGAGAAGCCGGCTGACCCGATGTCTCTTCTCCTTAACATTCAACCGAAGAAAGAGGTGCCTAAGATTTCAGCCGAAGAAGTAGCAAAGAAGGCTGAAGAGATGAGAGAGCGAATCAGAATCGCAAAGGAAGCAAGAGAGAAGAAGGAGTAGTAACACATGCAACTGTTGTGTGTGAAGTGTAATTCTAACAAAGATGTTAGAACCGTAATCGGTAGGATGACACGCTTGGAGTGTGGACATCTTATCGTTTCCCCTCGGATTGAAGAACCTGAGCAAATACAAGCAGAAATAGTGAAAGAGATAGAGGAAGAGCTTGCTACTCAGCCAATCATTCCGAAACCAACCTTTGACCCTACATGTTTCCATAACAGAAAGACGAAACATGTTCCGTATCCCTTTCAGCTAAAGGGAATACAGTTTGCGATTGACAATGCTTTTAAGGTGTTGATTGCAGATGAACAGGGCTTAGGTAAGACTGTCCAAGCTATCGGAGTATTGAAGTGGGCGTATGATAATTGTTACGACCAAGTCTTTCCCGTATTAGGTTTGGTAAAGTCTAACTCGAAGATGCAATGGATGGTGCAGTTACTAAACTGGGGCGGTATGGATTTCATTCCTCAGATTATCGAGGACGGAAAAGACTATCTCGCAGCCGGGTTTAACATCTACCTTGCTTCTTATGACATACTCAGGCGATTCTCTACAAAGACGACTGTTACTATGAAGTCTAAGTGGGGACATGAGTATGAGACAACGAAGAAAGAAAATCCATTCTATGATTTCCCTTTCAAGACAGTCATAATGGATGAAGTCCAAGCGATTAAAGGTGAGTCGCAACGGACTGAGGAAGTTAAGAGAATATGTGAAGGGAAGAATGTAATAGCGTTGAGTGGCACACCGATTAAGAATAGTGCTGCTGAATACTATACCATTCTACACATATTGAATCCTAACAAGTTCCCAACAAGGCAGGGATACTTAGACTACTGGGTAAAGACTGAAGTAAGTAACAGTGGCACCCTAAAGTATACCGGCATAAAGTATCCACAAGACTTTGCCGACTTTACAAAGGATATGATTATCCGGCGGACAAGGGAGCAGGTCAAGGAAGAGATTGGTCTTACAGTAACAAAGGCTAATCGAATCTTTTACAATGTGGATTTCGAGAATGACAAGATGAAAGCCCTTTACCTAGCGGCTGAAGCTGAGTTCATTCGAGAAATGGAGAACAACACAAGGAACAAGAATCCTGTTGAGATGATTGCCCGCTTGTCTGTGGCAAGACATCTTGTAGGATTGAATAAGATACAGCCGACGGTGGACTTAGCGATTGAGTTCCTGTTAGAAAATCCGACAGGAAAGTTAGTCATCTTTGTCCATCACCAAGATGTAATGGATGCAATCCACGTTCTGTTAGCTCGATGGTGTCAGGATGGTGGATACGAAATACCTTTGAAGTATCATTCAGGTCTCGGTTCGCAAGAGAGATTTGAGATGATTGCAAAGTATGCCGAAACAAAGTCAATCCCATTCCTTATCGGTTCAACGATAGCAATGGGAGAGGCGGTGGATAGGCTACAGGAAGTCTGTAACGATTGTATCGTGGCCGAAAGACAATGGAATCCTGCTAATGAGGAGCAGGCAGAGTCAAGGCTAATCAGAATCGGACAGACTAAGACCTTCGTCAATGCTACTTATCCAACAGTAATTGATACAGTGGATGAATACTTCACTGATATTGTTGAGGGTAAGCGTAGGAGTATGAAAGAAACTCTTGACGGAGAGGCAGTCGAGTGGGATGAGGGAAGTCTAATGACTGCATTGTATGATGCAATCAAGGCAAAGGGTCGGAAGAAGATAAAGCGAGGGTTCTGATATGGCAGAAGATACACCGGAGATGAAGGAAGCGAAAGAGTGGGCGAGAAAAGAGAAGAGGAACGCAAAGGATAGAGAAAGGAGAGAGAAAAAGCGCCGAGTGAATCTCAAGGAAGCAGTAAAGGATGGGAAGAAAGACTTTCTCGCAGACCTACTGAAACCGAGGGACTAACATGGGAAGAGAGTGGGACGAAGAAGAGTTCAAAGAGAATGTAAGAAGGGCTTGGATTAATACTCCAAGCTCTACCTTACTCAACAACCTGGCAATCAATGAAACTCTTATCAAACAGGTTGGACTTCGTAACCAAGTAATAAGGGAGATTCTGGATGCCAGGAAACGACGTGACGATGGACCAGATAGAAAGACTAAACAGTTTACTGATTAAGGTAATACACTACTACCAGTGTATAATCGGTGAGCTATTGAGTGAAGGCCCTGATATAGATTATGTCGGGGCAGTCATTCAGTCTGTGAATCTGGTCCTGAAAGAACTTAGAGAAGAGTTCGGTATCTCTATGACCATAAACTAAGGAGTGCAATGCCAATCAAACGGCACCCAATCCGAATCATTGAGATTCATGTCCATCGTTCTCGTAAGAACAGAAGGCTTGGACATGCAGTAGCCTTGTTGTTTCCCTGCAATCACAACAAGTATCTAGGTATTACACTTTTCAAAGGAGGTGATGTCAACAGTTATCGAACCGCTAATTGCAGAGTGATTAAGTTCGATGATTATGATACGATGGATAAGGAAGTGTGTAAGCTCTGTCCACACGATGAAATGTGGATAGATGATTTGTCTAGTGCAATCACGCTAGACGATTTCGTCGATGTGCTAGAAGAGATTGACGAAATGTAGTGTCGATTGTCACCTAAGTAGGACAGTTGACATTAATATCGCGGTGTGTTACAATCGTTTCAGGCGCGGCAGACCTGCAATTTCGCAGGAACCGGAGCCAAGCAAGGCGGACTGAGGGATTCCCCCGAAAGTCTTTTAGTAGAAGTGAAAAGAGAACACTAACATGGCTATCGAATTGGTTGAGATTACTCGCAATACTCGTGGTATCAACAGCCGAGAGATTAAGTTCAAGGCTATCGGCAAGTATATCGAGAAGACAGTTCAGAGGGATACCCGCCCGAGCTTCTTGCCCGACGGAACGAAAGAGCTGGATGCTCAGGGTAACGAAGTAAGGCTTCCGCTGGAGAAGGACAAGGACGGCAAGAACATCTATGTCGATGAAATCGAATTGAAGTTCGTGACCGATGGTGTCCTTACGAAATATGAGGATGCCTTTGAATTGGTCAACGGCGATGAGCAGGTTTTGCTTGACTGCTTTGTCGATGGCTACAACGAAAGAGCTTATGCTCTTGAGTCCGGTAAGGATGAATTGGATGACTTCATCTCGGACTTGGAAATGAATGACGACCAGAAGGCCGCATTCAAGAAGACTGCCCGGCAAATCGCAAAGAACTACGATATGTCGATGACTGAGGCTGCCGAGGAAGTCAAGGGCATGATGCTCAAGGCAAAGGAAAGGGCAGAAGCGAAGGCAAAGGCAAAGGCTGAAAGCGAAACGGCTGGCGCGGCTGTCTAACTGAAAGACAAACACAAAGATAAAGGTCGGGGGACTAACAATCCTCCGGCCTTTTTCTGTTTCTGATTGGAGTGAATGAGATGACGAACAAAGAGATATACGATAGTCTTAATAACGAGCAAAGGATTGCTTTCAAGGAGGCTATAGAGAGTATATACAGGATGGGTATTAGCAAGATAGAAGGTACTGCTATTATCCTTGACACGATGCGAAAGATTAAAGAGAGAAAGAAGATATAACTCTTTAGTGCTTTAAGTGTCCCAATGTCGGGACAGTTTGTGGACAGTTTAGGGGGTCTGCCGGCATCGTTTAGGATGGCCCTCAGAATCGAATCCTAGCAGTTTCAATCAAGACTATGGCAGAGTCAGCACGACAGACCCGCAGCCTAGTATCTCAGTGCGCCGAGGACAATCGACCGGCTGACTCAGGGATTTTAACCAAAGACTTAAAGGAGAAACAGAAATGAAATGTAATTACTCTATCACGTTTGAGTTTTCAACGGGCCAACCAATCACAGAGAAAGGAACTGCAACAGGAACAAGTGTTAGAACTGTGGCGGCAAGAGCTATTGACGATGCAGTAGAAAAGAACCCTAACATTAAGTGGAGTTCTGTAGTCATTCTCTTGGACCGAGGAAACAAAGAGACAGAAAAAGAAACAGAGGATTAGAGCCACTTGACAAGGGGGTCGAACTGTGCTATAATGGTATGTCCACCTTTATTCTTTGAAAGGAACTAAAGTGATTAAGAAACAAGGAACGAAATATCTCCCTGTATCTGAGTCAGGTAAACCTTTTCTAAAGAAAGCTGTCTCTAAAAAGAAAGCAAAGAAGAGACTGCAACAAGTGGAATACTTTAAGCATCTGAAGGGACTCAGTTAATATATGCCAGATGAGCAACGTATTATCGCATTGGATTCTCAGATACTAGATGGGATTCAGAAGTGCCCGTTCTATTGTTACCTTAACTTCATGAAGAACTATAGAACCAATGAAGTTATATTGCCAATGCAACGGGGCGACTTAGGCCACACTCTATTGGAGAGTTACTATAAACTATTAAAGGCAGGAGTATCTTGGGATGAAGCAGTAGAGAAGTCTGCTGTTATCGGAAGAGAACATTATCAAACTCTTAGCCTTGACTTGCAGACAAGTGAGTGGATAGTTAAGAACTTCTATGACTATACCGAATACTATAAGCATGATGGCATAAGAGTAATCGGTGTAGAAGAATCTTTCTCTATGGTTATCTATGAGAGTGATGAACTTATCATTCTCTACGAGGGAAAGATTGATTTACATGCTGAGCTTCCAAATCTTGGTATCTCAGTAATGGACCACAAGTGGAGAGCAGCAAAGGCTGACTACTACCCATTAGATAATCAGTTACTTGGTTACGCTACGTATGTAAAGAGTAACCTAGTCTATGTCAATGAGGTAGGATTGCAGAAGTCTTATGAACCCGAGCGTAGATTTAGACGGGTTCCTATTCCTATTGGAGAGGGAGTAAAAGAGCGGTGGATTAAGAACACAATCATGTGGGCAAAGATTCTGGATAATAGTATTCAGACAAACGTATGGCCCCAGTCGCATCTAAAGACAGCACCGATTGGAGTTACTCAATGTGTAAAGTGTACGTATAATCGAATCTGCAATTCCGAGAATGACGAGGAGATGGCAAGAAAGATTCAAGACCATTTCCATATCGGAAAGAGATGGGATGTAGGAGCTAAGAACGAGGAGCCTGACGATGCCGAGTAAGTGCGTTCATAAGTATAGATTAAAAGACTTAGCCCGTAAGAAGGACGTTGCTCCTTATATGGTCTATGTCTGTGTAAAGCAGGATTGCTCTCATCATATTCGAGTAGAGTTAGTAGATGGTAAGGTTGCTGAGTGCAATCGCTGTGGCGATAAGTTCATCATGAAGCTGGCTAAGTTAAAGCATGGCGAGAAGCTAGTAGTCCGGCCGCATTGTGATGATTGCACAAGGACTCCTGAAAGAGTAAAGGAAAAGAAAGAGAAGGTCGAGAACTCTATTGACGAGCTGATGAAGTCTATGTTGCCGAAAGGACTGTGATGTCTACCAAAGTAGAAGATGGAACTAGGATTCTAAATAGTGTAGAGCAGTTAGAACAAGAACTAAACAATGCTGCCGAAACACTATTGCCTCTTATGCAAGTATATCTAAAAGATGTCCGTGGTATTAGGATGGCTTTTGGAACAGAGACTCAACATATCATATCACACATTAGCCAGTTCAAACAACTAACTGAATTGACTAAGCCGCTCGGAGAATTGGTTGCTGTTATTGGTCAGCTACAAAAGGTAATGACTCCTGAGATGAAGGAGTTAATCAAAAAGATAGCTGAGATAAAGCAATGAGACTAGGCATAGTCGGTTCTGAATCTGCTAAGTTCACACCTGAAACAGAAGAGAGAGCAAGAGAAAGGATACGACTAGAGATTAAGTATATGTCCACCGTAGTATCAGGCGGCTGTCATTTGGGGGGTATTGATATATGGGCTAAGGAAGAAGCGACTAAGTTAGGCATCCACTTCATAGAGTTTCTGCCTAGAAGAAGGGAATGGGCAGGCTATAGAGATAGGAATGTCCTAATAGCTAAGGCTTCCGATAAGGTAATCTGTCTAACAGTAAAAGAACTACCACCCGGCTATAAGGTAAGAGGATTCGAGAAGTTCTGTTACCACTGTAAGACAGATGAACACATTAAGTCAGGCGGTTGTTGGACTGTTAAGTTTGCAAAGAATCTCGGTAAGCCAGGAGAGGTAATCGTAATATGCTAGTCCGAGTAAAGAAGTTCAATAGACACAGAGACTTAATCTCTACTGACTTGCACTATCCCTATAAGGTAAGGGTCCAGCCGGCCGGATTGATTGAACTCTTATTCGAGGAGAAAGACCCTGTATATATCCGCTTCTACCCTACAGACCCGATTGACATATTCATTGAAGAGGAACCCAATGGCAACCAATCTAAACAGTCAGAAGTATGAGAGCTTTGTCCGTGCTCTAATGGTAGGAGCTACCGGCAGAGGAAAGACTATCGCTGCATCCTCATGGCCCGGTAAGACTTTAATCTTAGACTTCGATGGACGGCACAAACCTATCGTTAATTGGTATCCAGAAAGAGTAAAGGCTGGTGACTTCGTAGTAGAGGAAATCAATCCTTATAACTTCTGGTCGGTATTCAAACCGCTAGTAGTTAGTCTTGCCCAATATAATCCCTATCAGAACGTCCTGCTAGATGGCCTTACTTCCCTTTCCACTTGCACTGTAGTAATGCAGATGTTAGTTAAAGGTTCCTTCCAACACTTCGACCCAACAAAGAAAGTAGACGGAGCTAAGATTACCGCTGGTGGTATTATGGTTCCTACATGGGATGAGTTTAATGGAGAGGCAATGGTTATCTCCACTCTCATGGAAGCTCTACGGTCACTGAAGTGTAATCTCTTTCTGACTGCACATCCTGTCCAAAGAACATTGATTGGTGAGAAGAATAAGGTAAGTCGATACACTTCTATCACCACCTTTGGACCAAAGATTGAGAGTATCATTCCTACCTACTTCGATGAGGTATGGTATTTCGATTACAAGGTAGACTCTACTGCCAGTGGCAAAGAAGTAATCCGTCGGACTTGCTATACGCAACCGTGCGAGGATTACTTTGAAGCTAAGAGTGCAATGGGATTGCCTGCTCAAATCGACTACACAAATAAGAACCTTTATGACTGCATGAAAGAGTATCTTGTTCCTGTAGCCGAACCAGTTGTGTAACAAAGAGGTTATTCCTAGTCACTCAATTCCGAGGGCAGGAATAATGTAAGGCGTCCATCATAAGAGACGCACCAAAGTGAGAGTGTAACGTGGCTGATGAATCTATTGTCTGGGGAATTACCGCTGAAGACATCTCGAAGAACCGTTTGGTGGATGCACCAAGCTGGCTTCCCACCGAGATTGTTGACTTTGAAATCATCGACGCAAAAGCCGGTGACTCAAAGAACCTTCACATCACGATGAAGGTATTTCACGGAGACTTTAAGGGGCTTGAGAATCCCTTTATCTATTTCTCCGAGAAGATGCCGGTAATGGCTGCACCCCTTCTCTTGGCGTGTGGTTTCCCACAGAATCCCGATAAGAGTTTCTCTGTGAAGCTCTCTAAGGGAACAATGATTGGCAAGAAGTTCCTTGCACATTGGGTGCGTGGTACTTACAACAACAAGCCGGTCAATCA